TCATCAACCTTCATGATTTTATAACGATCATTCTTCCAAATGAATTCATCGGCAGACCAACCACCAGTCCCTTCCTTGAGAGTACGAGCATAATCAGCAGAGTAGAATTTAACCCAAGCTCTTGTCCTGTCAGCTTCGGGAAGCATTAGGATTTCATAAGGTTTCAATGGTTGAATATTCACTTGAAGAACTATTTCAGAAGTAGATCCTTCTACCCACCTACCATTAACATAAGAGCCTTCAGATTTACGAAAGATTGTTAATGGAATCTTGTGTGTCAAAAGGAATTGAGGTCTTAACATTTCAACTCCTTAAGGAATTACAATAAATTGAACACCAAAACTATCTCCACATCCGCAACCACATCTGTCATCACAATCACAAGTTTTAATTTGTGTAAGTTTAGGACGAACATTGTCCGAGTTATGGTTATTGGCACAAACATCTGACCAACTAATCCCACCAGCCCAAGGCATCATTCCATTAGGCAGATTAATAATTGGGTTGTCAATTAGATTACCAAGAGCTTTTAAATATTGAGTAGATAGAGATGACCACACTTCAATATCACCAGTACGCTCTCTTGTACTCCAACCAGCCAATTGAAAGCTTGCAGAAATTGCAGCCATCCTTGCAGCTAATTGAACATTTCCATTATTCTGATCTAGAAAGAATTGTATTTCATCATCAGTAAACAACTGATAGAAGGGAGATGTTGGAACATCACCAATCAAAATTCTAACTTGTTGAATGGGCGTTAAGGCCATAGCCACTCCTTTAAAAGTAAGGAGGGCAGACTAGCTGCCCGATTTTTAAGCGACAATACCGGCAGCTTGAAGTTTGTCGAGAAAAGCATTTAACTCAACTTTCAAAGCTGTAATATCTGCACCAGCGAAGTCAGCTTGAGTTGCAGCCTTCTTTACAGTGCCATTGACAGTAGTAGTTGCAACAGGAACACCGGCACCAGAGTTCACTTGAGCAGCAATAGAATTAACTGCCTCAATATAACCTGCACCAACTGTTGGGGTAACAGCCATATTTATATCTCCAAAGAAGGGGCTTTTCAGCCCCATTCAGATTTAGGCAGCGATACTTACGCGAACCAGAGCTTGAGGACGCAGTACAGCGTTCATGAAGTTAGATTCAGACATGATTTCAATGAAATCGTCTTTCTCGTTCATGTTTTCAAACCAGTAAGCTTCTTGTGCAGTTTGGTTAACAGTTGCAAAACGGTTTGCCGGAGCAAAGTAAGTTTTGAACAGTGCAGCAGCAGCCACTTGTGGGAATACATACGCATCACCAGCTGGGATATAAGGAACAGTTGCGCCAGTTACACGGTCGGTGTAGCTACCACGATATTCAATCCACAGAATACCACCATAGCTAAAGGTACGATAACGAGCATCGAGACCATATACGTTAGCAGTTAGACGCCCAGTTAGAACGTCAGCACCACGATCACGAGCGTAGTATTTGTAAGCATCTACTACGAAAGGATGGGTGATCAGTGCGTTGAAGAAAGAAGGTGAGCAGACAGCAATCATACCTTCAACAACCTGACCAGACTGAATACCATCTTGAACACCAGCAATGATAGGCTCAACACTTTCCAGAGGATCGGTAGCGAGACTGTTCAAAGGCATGGTCAATTCAGTACGGGTAACACCAAACTCGTTGTACCAGTTAATGGTAGCACCGTAAGATTGACGCAGAGTACCACTTGGAGCATATACGGAACCGGTGGTGATCAGTTGAGCACGAGCAGCCTCAAGAGTCACAGCGTGGTTCATACGCATTTGTTGCATTTTACGGGCACGAGTACCAGCAACAGTTTCAGTTTGGATACCAGCGAAAACGTTATCCCAAGCAACAACACCGTCAACATCATTTGGAGTAATTGCATCATCCAAAGGGAAGTGAGGAATAGAAGCAGTCAGATAGCTACGAGCTGGACCACGGGATGCGTTGTTACGCTCGTCCCAGTTACGGTCTGGGATCAAGCCTTCGTTCCAAGTGGTACGAGGAACCAGAACAGTCTTTTGGGTTTTACGTTCAGTGTCGAAGCTGCCCAATTGGTTGAACAGACCCCAAGAGTTGGGGACGATCATAATATCTTCGGACAGGTCTACTACGCGGTTGAAGTCCGTAGGATTGTAAGAAAGTGGCATAGTTATTTAAGCTCCAGATTAAACAGTAAGTTCAAGAATGACGCCCTGCTCTTTGAGCAAGTGACGCAGACCTTCGAATTGAGTGGCGTTCAGGAAACCGGAAGTGGCCTGACGTACTGGGTAATCTTTCAGGATTACGTTGTCACGGACATAACCAACAGCGTTGTCGGTAGTTTCAGCAGCCAGCAAAGTGAAGCCTTGTGGCTTAGCGCAATATTCGTCACCAAACAGAACGATGAATTCGTTAGTAGCAACAAGCTGTGCAGAAGCAGACAGAAGAGTGTAAGCAGTGTCAGTTGCAGCTTTTGCACGATAAGCAACCATACCCATTACAACAGGAGTATCGGCAGCTACGTCAACAAAGACAACTTCACGGGCATAACCAACACTAGGATCACGTTCGTGAACTACAAGGTCGGACAGTTGGGTAAAACCACGAACTACGATGGGCATTATTTAGCACCTTTTTGGAATTGATTTTTCAGGAGTTGAGCGGTGAGGTTTTCACCTTGAGGTTTTTCTGGCACTACTTCACGCCCTTTATTGCCAACTTCTTTAAGAAGATCAGATTGCTCTACTTTCTCTTTTTCTTTTTGTAGAGCTTTAACAATAATGGAGAAAGATTCTTCTGACATATCCTTGGTTGCTTTGAAAAGTTCTTCAGCAGCGGCTTCATCCTTTTCAACATCACCAATTGCAGCTTTGCGAGATTTAGCTACAGCTTCTTCTTTTTCATTTTTAAAGGCTTCGATTTCAGAAAAAGCTTTAGTAAGCTGCACGTCTTTTTCGGATACAGCATCGCTTACGGCCTTTTGAATTGCAGCCTCAAGAGCTGCCTTACTAACAAACTCAGTCATAGAGTCCTCATTTTTTTGTTTAATTTCCACTGAGGGAGAATTTGCAGCAAGCGCTGCGGTTACGCCCTCGGCAGTGACGCCGGAGGACTTCTTGATATCTGCAACTTTTTCAGAGGCAGCATCTAAGTTCTTTTCAAAGTGTTCTTGAACTTTTAATACACTGAGGTAATCTTTACTGGAAAGGGAGCCTACAGCTTTTGCAATATCTTCTCTGGTCTTATCCATAACCAAAGACTTCATAATGGTTACAGCATCAACCTTTTCTTGAAGATATTCTTCATAATCTCTCGCAGAATCTTCAAAAGAGTAGCCAGCTTCACCTACATCATAACCAAAGATAGTTGCCAATACCAAAGCATCGTCATACCAAAGACCATAGAACTTGCAAAGGAAATCCACAATGTTCATAGTTACTTGTACTTCAGTAGCTTTTTCTACTTCTTTCTGAGTAATATCTTTAGTGGACTTGGTGATCAATGCATAATCAACACCATTAGCTGGTCCGCCTTGATTTGCATGAACAAGGGCAATGTGGCTGCCCTCACTCTCAAAGTTAAAATTACTTAGTCGGCGTTTAGCCATTATTGAATCTCCTCAACAGTGGCCTTGCAGCCAACAGAAAGTCCTTGGAAACTACCATCTTTTACTTGATCCCAAAGTTCATTATTATCAAACTTAGTCCAAGCAAGCCAAGTACCCTTCTTAATTTCACGTCCTTTATCATCAATAAATTCAACTGGAGTGACAAAGGATTGAACAATAGAAAAGTCTTCTGTCTCTACACGATGGTAAAGATTGGCTTTACGGCAATGTTGATTATAAGAGATGCAAGCTTTCTCCACTTCTTTTTCTGAGTAGATATCGCCATGCAAATCTTCAACTTCAGGTTCCAGAACTACAAACAGAGCCATCTTTTCTTCATCATCAATTGACTTAGTAACGACAACTTCTGTTTCTACTTCTTTATTGCTACCGCCGAAGAACTTCTCAATGAGAGCACTTAGGCTTTCTACAAACTCTTTTTTATCTGTCATCTAAGTGTTCTCTGTATTACTTGTTGATGCGTCACCAGAACTTCCGTCAGATGATCCAGTACCATTGCTCATGCCTTCTGTCATGCCTTCCGCAGCTCCTGATGTATATCCAGTGAGGTTCGTGCGAACATCTTCAATGTCAGTATCTTGATCATCAAAAGGAATAGGCATCCCAGCTTCGGCAGCAAGCCAATTGATTGTCTTAGCATCTTGACTAATAAGACCAACTGCACCAAGTCGTTGTACATACTTCGAAAGTACATCCAAGTCTTGTTTAGCAATCTTGCCAAATTGGAAGTAAGGTGTAACCGAAGTGTCCCAACCATTCAAAGCAAATAGCTGTGGTATAAGGTCATGGTTAAGTTGGTCTTGAATTTCCATTAACTTAGATTCAATAGCCATCTCAACAACACTAACTTTACTTTCAGCAAGACTGAAAGAACCACTGCCATTACTACCGAGACTTAAGAAGTCAGCAAAAAGACAAGTTAGAATCTCTTGAGAATAACGAGCAATGATTGAATTGGTATCATAAGCTTTCTGACCTGTAACAGATACAATCTGGAAGTCAAAGAATTTATTACCATTTTCATCTAAAACTTGCGGAAGAATAAGCCCTGATTGCTCGGCAACTTGTGCATTACGCATTACTTTCTTGTAATACTCATACACGGCTTTATCTTCATCAGAAGCATTTGGATCTAGGTAGCGTGGTGGTAGATAAAGAACCTTAAAGCCTTGCATATCTTGAGATACACCTACAGCTTCAGTTTCCTCAAATGCTTTTTTGAACTTCCATGATTCCCAGCAACCTACAAGAGGAGATTGTCCATTAGGGTCATCTTTTAAATTACCGTTACGGAAAAGTAAGAACTTCTTACGAGGAATCTTAACCTTATCACCATAAACAGAGTCTTGCCCAAAGTAGGTTGATTGTTCAAGCCCTGTAGGCTTTACAACGGCTTGCCATACGCCAGAAAGATCACGTCCATCATTTTCCCATTCCCACCCAACAATACTATCTTGGGAACGTAAAGGGAGTTTCTTAAGACCAATCAAGCCATCGTTGTACTTAGAACCATTTGACTTAATTCGTTTACGGTAGCACTTTTCAATTACAGCAAAACCGTAACGATTAAAACTCACTACCTCTTTAATAAAACAATTCCAAGAGCCTTCCATGTCATTCATGTTTTGAGTGACGAATTCGGCCTTAGTCTTTAGCTCAGTCTCGTAGCCATCAGGGATCTTTACTTCCCAGGGAACTCGTGCAATCATCATTTCAACAAGATTAAGGGCTGGGGCGATTGTCCCATCTTTAGCCATTTTCTTGAATGTTTGAATTGCATGAGGAAAACGGAGTTCCCATTGACATTCTTCAAGCACATTTCCTGATACAACACGAAGTGCGTTATAACCAGACTCACTTAATTTTAAACGAGGGATTACCTCATCACCCGTACTAAGGGCTGTTTGGTCTGTCTCAGCCATGTAGGCTCCTTAGTGTTTAAAGGGGTTTGTTCTTGATAGGTCGGCTTGTTGAAGGCCGCCTAGGAAACTTGGAATTTGAATTCTTTGTGCAAGGAACAAGTAGGCAAGTGATGCGCAGTCGACCATATCGTCGTGGCCTAGTGCACCGCCACGGCGCTTTCCGTCAAAAGCCTCCAGTTCCTTATGAAAGAAGTCATTGTTATTCACAATCTTGTTCCACAGGTCGTTGGCACAATCTTTGACGATAGACACAACTCCGAGTTCAGCAGAGGCTGCAAAAGGCCTGAAGGAGTCCAACTTTCCCCCAGCAGAACGTCTTGTTTTTGTGATATAACCTTGCTCAATAAGAGATCTTGCGAGGAGTACAGTTGAAGCTTTAGATGCAGGGTTAGGATCTTCTGGTAAAATTATTTCAACACCAGTTCCATCTTTTTCGGCATTACCGAGTATATGAGAAAACCAATCACCAAAAGTAATGCGTGTTCGGCACACGTCAAGGATTACGTAATTACCGCTTTTCAGCTTACCCATCTTAACTGATGCGAAATAATCAGTTTCCCTGTTCCCGTCGTGCGGGAGAGTACCTGCCACGTCGTAAGCTCTTACTATTTTAACAAAATCTGAATCAGGAGGTATACCAATAATTTCTGGTACAGTTGAACGGTCATAGTAGGTTGAGTTAGAAGCCCGTGCAAACCAATTCCCGTGTAACAATCTTTCTTTGTCCAGAGTTGGCAAAGCTTCCAAATTACTTTTATATAATTTGTTCGATTTTTTAAGAGGTGGATTATCGTCAATTGTACCAAATAAACCTTGAAAGCTAATTGGTTTTACTTGATCTTCGTGATCGTGCGGTAAATCGGGGTTACCATGCTTTTCAATAAGCTCTTCTGGAGTCTCTCCCCAAGAAAGCTCTCCGTTAATTCGGAGCAAGTATCTAATAACACCGTTCATTGCCGGGTCAGGACGGCCTGCGAACTCATGACCTTCTGGATACAAGAATGGCATCGCATACTTAAGAACCCAGCTCCCATTGTCAGGGTTACATGACCACCACATAGAGTGAATATTACTTGCATCAGAACGAAGACGTGACCACAACCACCAGAGCTGATCTTCATTATCCGCGTGGGTAACTTCATCATAAAAAATATTAGAGATTTGAATGCCCTGATATTTTTTAGCTGCTGTGTCATTCTCATAGTGAGAGAAGCTAATCTCTGCTCCACTACTGAAGATAACTTTTTGATCTTTAAGTTTTACTTTTAAGTCTGGATCAAACTGAGTGTAAAGCTTTACTGCTTCCCAAAACAACCCACCGGATGCCATAATTGCACTGGAGTTTTTACGAATACAATATGCTCGATAATTCTTATCATGGACAAACCGAAGGTGTCGCATAAGTCCTACATAAGATTTAGAGCTTCCTGCCGCCCCTCCAACCAACATTATCTGAGCGTCAGAGTTCAAATACTTTTCTTGGAAGGGGGACGCAGGACCAATAGTCACTGCGTCACTCATTCTATTTCCTAATGTGTTTAAGTGTGTACCAACTAATGAATCTTTGAGGTTTATTGAAGTCTTTTGCAATATCTTTAACTTTGTCACCAGCAAGACGTCTTGCAATAATTTTATCAGACTCTTCATCCGTCAACTTGTGCTTTCTCCCTTGTCGAGTCAAACTCTCAGGATTCCACTCGGAACTTACTTCATCAAAAATGTCTTTTAATTCGTCTTCTGTAATCACTTCAATTACTTGTGACCATCTATAAGAATTTCTAGAAGAAAGGTAAGATACATACTTTTCAGAAATTCCGTACTTATTTGCAATGTGCTTACAAGTAAATTTCTTTGGGTTAAACTTGCGGAGACTTATAATTTCTTTTACCTGTCTTTCCGTTAATTTGGTGAAGTTTGAATC